GTGAAGACGGTAATTTTTCCGGAAGTACTGGTACGGGCCGCCCAACTGGAAGGCGGGCGCCTGGAGGGAGCGGGCTTGACGGTTGGCGAGCTGCTGGCAGGCCTTGCCAGGAAGCATCCTTCATTACTCGGGCACCTGTATTACGAAAACGGTCAATTGAAAGAACACTTCCTGCTGACCCACAAAGGTTCGCTAGTCAATCTGGATGGCGAGCTTTCCGATGGAGATGAAGTCGAAGTCATGCTCGCGACATCTGGCGGTTCTGGCGTTGAAGCGTTGAGCGACGAAGAAGTTCAACGCTACGTTCGCCACATCACGTTGCCAGGCGTTGGCAGGGAAGGCCAGCAGCGCCTGAAGCAGGCCAGGGTGCTGATAATCGGAACGGGCGGCCTGGGTTCGCCCGCTTGCCTTTATCTGGCCGCAGCAGGAGTGGGCACCATCGGGCTGGTTGACTTTGACGTGGTGGAGTCGAGCAATCTCCAGCGCCAGGTCGTCCATGGCTATAGCACGCTCGGTATGCCGAAGGTTGAGTCCGCCCAGCGCCGGATGCAGGACCTGAACCCCTACATTGAAGTCGTAACCCACCGTTACGCCATCGACGCGGACAATGCGCAGTCACTGATTCAGAGCTATGACCTGGTATTGGATGGCACCGACAACTTCGCCACACGTTACTTGGTCAACGCGGTTTGCGCCAAGCTCGGAAAACCACTCGTCTTTGGCGCGATCTATCGGTTCGAAGGTCAGGTGATGCCGCGCGCGAAAAATACGGGCGGTGATGTGAGATAAATTACCTGCCGCCCGATTGTACAGTTTGCAAAGGAATCTTAGAAAAGACCTGCAGGTTCAGCCTGGATGTCCCAGCTGAAGATCAGCACTTCCTTCGCATCGCTCCCTTTGCCGCCCCCGACTGTGTACTTGATTTCCGTCGCTTCGATATGACAGTCGGCGAAGCATTCCCGGATCGCCGGGTGATCATTCAAGCTGATGATCGCCTTACCCTTGATTGCCTTCAGCATCTTGGCCATTTCCAGGTACTGCTCGAACTCAAACTGAACGCCGTAGCCCTCAGTCTCCCAGTAAGGTGGATCACAGTAGAACAGCGTGTGCTCGCGGTCGTACTTCTTCATCACCTCCTGCCAGCCCAAATGCTCGATATAGGTACTGCTGAGGCGCAAGTGAGCTGCGGACAGTGTCTCTTCCAGACGTAGCAAATTGAGCCCAGGCGGCGTGGTAGTCGCGGTGCCGAAGGTCTGCCCATCCACCCGCCCGCCGAACGCACTCTGTTGCAGATAATAGAATCGGGCGGCGCGCTGGATGTCAGTCAAGGTCTCTGGCCTGGTCATCTGCAACCACTTGAACACCTGTCGGCTACTAAGGGCCCATTTGAACTGTCGAACAAACTCCTCAAGGTGGTTCTGCACTACCCGGTAGAGGTTGATCAGGTCTCCGTTGATATCGTTGAGCACCTCGACCTCGGCCGGGACCGGTCGAAGGAAGAACAGCGCTGCGCCACCTGCGAATGGCTCGACGTAGCAACTGTGTCTGGGGAATAGGGGAAAAATCCTGTCGGCAAGCCGACGCTTACCCCCTATCCACGGGATGATGGGTTGAGCGGACATGATGCCTCCTCGTGGTATGTAGCGCTCGAAGGCGCTTTCGGGAGGCTCGTGGCCTTCAAGTGGTTGAGTGTTCCGCAGCGCGGGCACTTGATCTGTAGCTCAGTGAATCCGCTGGCGGCAGCCAGCTTTCGGCGGCACTGGCCGCAACGTATCTCTTGCAACATCTGCAATGCCATTTGAGTTTCTGCTAGGCTTCGCCGCGCTCGCGCGAGCAGGGAGGCCATGGCTGGCTTGCAGGCTGGGTCTGCGGGCTAGCGCTGGCATCAGGTGTTCCCGCACCTGGTGCCAGCGCCTCCTTTTAGTGCTTTGAAAGCGCCCCTAATAGCCATTCAGGCTGTGCGGGTCGATATTCTGACTGCGGGAATCGCTCAGACTCTGGCCAATCGCGCAGAGCGCGTCGGTAGGTCTGCAAGGTCTGGTACTGCTCGTCGGTCAACGTGGTGGCACCGTCCTCGATCTCGTCGCGGTGGCGTGCCACCAGAGCGTCTGTGTCATCGAGTTGGCGGTCACGCCAGGCTCGCTCCACCGCAGCCAGAGCCTCGACGGAGGGCGGTGGTGGCTGCTGCGTCATCGGTTGCCCATCCCTGTCCGCGCAGATCACCCGGCCAGCTTCCTGTTCAAGCAGGATTCGGGCGTGCCCCTCAGCGCTGACAGGAACACCGTCCTCTGGCCAGGCCCCAACTGCATCGTATTCTCCGCGAAGCGAAAGCGGATAGAACGCAACACGACTCGGTGAAAAAATGTAGTCGCTCATTAGTTCCCCCACGCCTCCCAGTAGACAGGACCGGCAGTGTCATCGCCCTGGTAGATAGTCATGTTGGTCGTTGTCAGATTCGTGATCACTTGGTTGCCCTGTGATACGTGGAGGCCGGGGGCGCGTTGTTTCCAGTTGGCCCCGAAGACGGCGCGCGGGAACGCCATGGGAAAGGTGATTGTCGCCGAGCTGTCTTGCCCGAGAGAGGCAGTGACACCCCACTGACGGATGTACCCTGTGTCGTTGTCCCGCCACCACCCACTTGCTCCCAGCGAAGCAGCTGCGATAGTTCCGGCGCCGATATTGCTGCGCGCCGTGGCTGCGTTGTTTGCGCCTGTCCCACCTCGCGCGAGCGGCAGAATCCCTGTCTGAATGTTGCTGGCGTTAATCACCAGCGGCAGGCTGACGTTTCCACTACCGTCGAACGATACTGAAGCTGTCCCCGCCCCCGAGATTGAGATAGTCCTGGCAGTTGCAAGCTTGAGGGACGTTTGAGCTTGGCCAACTGCGTTTCCAAGCCCTCCTCGCGAAAGGGGCAAAACACCAGAGGTAATCTGGCTTGCGTCGTGGTTGTGTCCCGATGGGGGGAAGGTTGCCGGCTTCCCAGGTAAGGACGCCCACGAATACTCCGACTTGGCCACGTAGTTGGCCGGGTTGAAGTTGAGCGTCGTCCATTGCTCCCTCCACGGCAGCCAGGTACCCGCATAACGGCAACGATGAAACATGTATCCGTCATGTGTCTGGTACGTCTGATAGATGAAGTCGCTGGTGGTTCGATAAACCATCAGCCGACCCGCCTTTGCAATCGGGTAGTTTGCCCCGCTGGCTGCGTAGCCATTGGCGGTCTGATACCACCAGCCGGATGATTCAAGTGTGTTCAGATCGAAAGCGTCTCCGATGCGACTGTCGGGCTCTTTTGCAAACGAGCCACCCACATCGCAGCGCTTCCAGGCGGACCAGACCCCTCGCTTGTTGCCAATGTCGTACATGTAGCGCACATACATTTCGGCATTCGCCGCGTAACGCACGGCAATCTGCGCCGCGTTGCCGTTGCGCTGGTTGTACATCATCGTCTGGATATAGAAATACTGCCCTGGCATCGGGCCGTTTTCGTGGTTCGAGAGAATGAGCGGGATGTTCGTTGTGTTTGGGTCTTCCGTATTCGGCGCGCTGGTGCATAGCCCCTGGACGTACCAGGGCAGGCGAGCATCGGCGAACATGCCCGACGTGACTTTCGACGCATCCAGGGCGGGAATGTCGTTCTGTACCAACGTGCTGCCCGCGATCACTCGCCCGGTCGAGTTCACATTTACCTTGGTGTAGACGCCGGCAGTGACCGTATTCGCCAGCCTGATCTCAATCGCAGCGTTTGCGCTGCCATCGAGCGTACCGCTACCGGTCGCGTCCCCTGAAATCGACAGCGTGCGTGCAACGGCCCACTTGTTGGCCGTCGCGGCATTACCCGTGATCGAGGCGGGAAGCTGTCCAGCACTGTTCATCCACAGCAGCTTGTTCGGCGTCGGAGAGGTCACCGCATCGCTTTTGGCCAGCGCGTCGGTGATGCCGTATCCGCCCAGCGTTGTCGGGCGGCCGGTGGTGATCTTGCTCCAGTCAAGCGCCGGGATGTCCGACGCTACCAGCGCCGCGCCGGCCGTTACCAGGCCTTTCGCGTTGACCGTCACCTTTGAGTAAGTACCTGCCGACACACCGCTGTTGGCTAGCGTCAGGGCGATGGCAGCATTCGCGCTGCCGTCGAACGCTACGCTGCCGGTACCTGCCCCAGTGATGGACAAGGTACGCACGGCAGATAGACGTGCAGCTTTGCCTGCCACGATGCTGCCGGTGACCAAGCCATCGACCTGCACCTTGAGCCAGGCTGTCCGGCATGCCAACTGCTCTCCTTGCTTGTTGGAAACCCCACCGGGGCCACCGACCACAGGGTCCGACGTTTCGATCTGGTAGATGCCTGATGCGTACTCAGGGGATTCGGGCAAGGTTGCCATTAGCTGCTCCCGTGGTTGTAGTTGCCGTCGTACTTGGCGGTGTTGTTGTAGCGGATGGCGACCGCCTGGTAGTCCAACGCCGCGAGTAAGCAACGGGCCGGTGCGATGGAGTTGAGCAGGCTGCGGATGTGTGCAGCCTGCTCATTGGTGATCGGGCGACTCATCAGCACCCGGTAGTAGGGCCATACATCTGTCCCTGGTGGGGGCTCGATGTCGACGGCCGCAGCGCCCTCATGGATCACGACCTCCCCGAACCCCAGCAGGCGGAACACCTCGCGGATCGACCACGGGGTCCCCTTGTAGCGATGCAACTCGATAGAACCTTTAATCAGCGCACGTTTGGTGCCGTTGGATTCCGCGAGTCCCCACACGGCCTCATCGAGGAGCGAGAATTGATCAGCCAGGACCGGCAACAGCGAGGCGCGAACCTGGTCGACCAGGTACACCGCCATGACGCTTAGGTCGGTGCCAGCGAAGGTCTCCTGCAGCAGCTCCAGGAGCAGCGAAAAGCGTTCGTCTCCAGCCAGCGGCGGCGGTAGCTGTTGATCAGCCATCGGCCACTCCCGCATCAACCAGTTGGATCGAACCGCAATTCGCCCATTCGTTACCGGCTAGGACGCGCAGTGCTGAGGGTTGGACCAGGTTAGCGCGGTAGACGCCGTTCACCTGCAGCGCCGCAACGAGTTGTTCCGGGACAATGTCTCGGCCCAGGCCGGCGCGCCGGTCGGCCGCATAAGCAGCGGCCGCCGCCTGCGCTGCCGCCATCGCCTCGGTGCGATCCGCGTTCAGGTAGAAGGTCAGCTGCGCCTGGATCGTGAATGGCACTTCTGTCGGCACCAGCACTTTGACCGTGTCGCACAGTGGCCTGACACGTTCACCGCTGACTTGGCCCGCTATTCGGGTGAGCAGGTCATCGCTCGGTAGCCCGGTGGTGGTCAATGGGTAGAGTGCAACGTGGCCAGGCAGTTGCCCTTCGGCGGGACCATGGACCGCCACGTCAACGATAGACTGGTGAACCGCCAGGGCGTGATAGCGATAGGCACCGCGGCTACCGGCGTTGGTATAGGCCTCCGGAGCAAGGATGATCCGTTCCCTGTAGCGTTCATCGGACTCTTCGTCGACGCCATCGGCTGTGACGGTCTCGTTTCGAGCCGTCATCCCGTCGACCGGAATGCGGACCAGACTGGATATCTGCCCAACCGCCCATCCATTCCCCGCTGTACCTGATGTCTCGCACGTCGCCATGACGCGAGCCATGGTCTGGCCAGCTGCAATCGTCACGTCCTGGTCAGTCCGAAATACCAGCCGACCATCCGAGGTACTGACCTGAGTGCCGGCGTCGATCACGACCGGCAATGTCGCTGGAACAGGCAAAGTGAACGCCAGGCGGCAGCGGGCGGGCTGCGCCAACAGACGCTCGGTACCGACCAGTTCGCCCAGGTAGTCGAGAATCGGCGCCGCGCTGGTGCGGACCAGGAGTTGCTCGCCGGCGTGCTGGATGGCAGAAAGCACCAGGCTCTGCGCGTAGGCGATCTGATCGATGAACAGGCGCTCGATTTGCGCCGGATACAGGGCTTTGCCCGACTTCGCCTCATAGCGAGCGATCAGGTCGGCCTCGATGCCGGCCGGATCGATCTTTACGAACTCAGGCGGTGGAAGATCGCGCATAGGGCACCTCCGTCTGCTGCAGCACGCCATTGGCCACCGACCACTGAACACGCAACGTGATCGAGGAGGCATCGATGTCAGTCAGCACCTGCTGGACGGTTACTCGGGGCTCCCACTGGCGAATCGCATCCACCGCCTCGCGCACCAGGTGCGGCACTACCCGGTTGGTCGGCCAGTCGATATACAGGTGCAGATCGCTACCGAACTCCGGCCGGTGCGGGTCGCTGCCGCGCGGCGTGGTCAAGATGATGCGGATGGCCTGGTCGATATCGCGCAGGCCCTGGACGGCCTCGCCGGGCGTGCCAAGGGCGGGCTGCCAATGGGCGGCGGTGATACTGGTGTATGGGGTGGGAGTAGTCATGCGCACATCATGGGCGCACGGTGCGAGGCCGGCTTTTAATCGGGTTTAAAGAGGTGGATCATGGCAACGTCACATCACAAGGATGACCCCGATGAAATATGTTGCTCCCTCCCTAAGATTGAAGGTATTCACCTGCCCGTTTTGTCACGCATATGCCACCATGAGATGGAAAAACGTCTGTGTGGAGCATTTCAGTGGTAATTATGCTCAGATTCCATTCGCTCAGTGCGAATGCTTAAGCTGCGAGCAACCTAGCCTCTGGAACACCAATACAGGGAACATAGTCACACCGTCTGTGGTTAGCGCTCCAATGGCTAGCTCTGATCTTCCAGATGAGTGCCGTATAGACTTCGAAGAGGCTCGCCAAATTCTTGCTGCTTCTCCCCGTGGGGCGGCAGCGCTTCTTCGGCTATGTATTCAAAAGCTATGCGTGGTCCTGGGCGAATCTGGCAAGAACATTAACGACGACATCAAATCACTGGTTACCAAAGGTCTGCCTGTGCAGATTCAACAGGCCTTCGATTATGTTCGCGTGACCGGCAACAATGCTGTACATCCAGGGGAAATGTCGTTAAAGGACGACCCCGAGACGGTGAGCATAATGTTCGAAATGATCAACCTGATCGTCGAAGAACGTATCTCTCGCCCGAAAAAGCTCGAAGAGCACTACGGCCGCCTACCAGAAAGTGCACGGGCGGCGATAGAAAAGCGGGACACCTCCAAGTAACCCCCGCTCAATGGGTGTGGTGATTCGAATTGCCCTTGGCATCCATCACCGCGCCCGCAGCGTTCACGTCGCCGTTCACCTGCAGGTTCCCCTCAATCGTGGTTTGCCGGGCATCTATGGACACGGCCGGCGCGCTGACGGTAATAGGCTGGCCAGCCTCTACACTCAGCGTGCCCTCGCATTTAACGGCTATGCCCCCCACGCACTCGACCGTCAACTGGTGCGTCCACCGGTCATAGACGACGCTGGTTCCATCGCTGAACCGCACGTAGTGGACGTCGGCGTCGGTCACGGGCGGCGGCTCTGCGGTTGAGTACACGCCGCCCAAGACAACGCCCTCGACGCCATCGTCTTCCAGGAGCACCGCGACCTGTTCGCCGATCTCCGGCATCAGCGGGCGCGCCTTCGTCCCTTGGGTATGCCGTTGCGGGACGTGCAGCCAGTAGGTTACCAAGCCGTCTCGCTCGTCCAGTCGCACACGGACACGGCAGCTCGCGTAGTCGACCGCCGCCACATCGCCGAACTCCAAGGAACTCATGCTTTGCCCATCCCATAGCTATCCAGTGAGGCGCCCTGTGTGGCGTCGAACTTCAAGCTTGGCGCCTTGACCCGACACACTTCCAGCTCGACGACATAACCCCCCGCGCGGTCTAGCCGGTGCCTGGCCGACAGTATCAGGAACACGCCGCCGAACTGACCTGCACCGTTCAGCGTGACGATGTTGCCACTGACCAGATTCGGGCGGCCCAGAAGGGTCCAGTACGCGGTCGTCCGCTCGCGATTCTGGCGCGCTTGGTCGGCTTTCGCACGCGCCATCGCAACTTGAGCAGAGACGGCTCGCTTACGCTGCTTGGCCGTGTCGGCGCTGGAGGTCGCCTGGCTGGCGCTGCTGGGCACCGCTTTCATCTCGCCATTGATCATGTGATAGGAGATCAACTGCTTCTTGGCCGGAGCCTTGTGCTTCACCTGGATAGCCTTGGGCACCATCAGTATCTGATCGCGGAAACGAAATGAGGTGAGGTCGGTGAGGTTCAAGGTGGCGACCGATGGTCCTGCGGCTAGGTCCGCGATGGAGTGGAACACCAACTGGCCGCCGACGATCTTGAAGGCATAGTCGTAGTCCTCGGCCAGGCGTGCGAGAAATTCGAGGTCCGGTTCCTGCTGTGTCAGACGATCCAGCTTAATCGGTGCAATCTTGCCGGTGAGCTGTAGACCGAGACGGCCGGCGACCTGGCCGGCAATGGCCGCCAGGGTCGCCCCTTCGTAGGAGCGGTGCTCGGTGGTGCGCATCGGGCGATTGATCCCTGCCGCCACCGCCTTAATGCTGACTGTTGCCGGCGGCCCTGCGGCCTCGATCTCATCGATCTCGAAGCGACCGAGCGCCCGCTGCGCTTTGCCCTTCCAGCCGATGGAAAGTGCCAACGTATCGCCGTGGCCAGGGTACCAGGTGCTGCGCCAACGCCCCTCCACGTCCATGAGATCAACCTGCAGATCATCGGAGCGGCCGCTGAGATTGTCGGTATAGGTGAGGCCGATCAGATCCCGCGTGATGTCCTGGGTGATGTCACGCTGCTGGTAGGTCAACCGAAAGGCGGAAGCGGGAACCTCGTTCGGCATCAACGCATCCATGGCGGCATATCCTCGGTAATGAGCACCTGGTCATCCAGGACAGGAATACGAAGGGTCAGGCCTGCGGGCAACGCGGCCGTCAACGGAACCTGTGGATTGGCGCGGGTGATCGGCTCGTACCGGTAGGGATTTCCGTAGTACGTGACGGCGAGCTGGTCCCAGCGCTCACCCTCCCGCGTGACGTGCGTGATGTACTCAGCCATCAGCCTCTCCTGGTAATGATGTTGGCCGCCAGGCCAGCAAGACGAGGCGCAGCTTCCTGCAGCTGGCCGTAGGCCGTGTTCATTCGAACGGAGGCGCTGTCGACCTGCGCAACGATATTGCCGATGTGAACGTCGCGCATCGACTGAACGGCGTCCTGAACGTCACGACCGACCGATGCGCTGAGCCGGACCAGGTCACCACCATTGCCCAGCAACTGCGCGGCGGTGCCCATCACGCCGAGCGGCTCCAGTACCTGCTGGCTCATGCGCATCAGCTCGCCGGCCTGGCCCAGCAGGACGGAGGGATTGTTCCGAACGGTGCGGGCCGTGTCGTAGGCCTCCACGCCAGCGCGCAACAGGTTGCCGGCCGAGACGGCAGAGCCCAGCACCTGTTGCATCGGCGTGGAGAACAGGCTGGAGATGCCGCCGATCTTGGCGCCAGGCAGTGCGGCAGCGCTCTTCAGAGCTAGCGGGTTGGGCGGTGGCTTGGTGTACTTCCCGGAGTACTCGCGCAAGGTGAGGCTGACCGTGGCATTTACCAGGCGGCCAGCTCCATCGGTGCGACTGACTCTGGTATCGACCCCGGTCAGCAGGTAGACGCCTCGATAGTCGCCGGAGCCGAGCACCAGAGGCAGCGGTTCGTGAGCTGCCTGCGCCTGTTTCAGTTGCCTGATCTGCGCCTCTGGATCGACCTGGGAGGCATGCAGTTGGATATCGAGCATCAGCTCGTCCAGGCCGTCGCCGACGTGCTCAAGCATCGGCTTGCTATTGATGAGCGCATGCTCTGCATAGTCGGCCGATGTGCGTTCCTCCATTACGGAGGGATGGCTGACCAACTCGAACTCGATCTTACCCAGGACGGCCCACATCAGAACGCTCCTCCCTTGAAGCTGAGCCGCTGCTGCGATTGCTGCCAGCGCTGCATCATGCGTTCGAACTCGGCGTAGCCTTGCTGCAGGCCGGCCTGCACCTGGTCCTTCACATCACCTCCGCCTTGCACCTGGATGACCGGACTGAAGTTGATTTCCATCGAACCTGCGGCCGCACCATTGAAGGCGGAACTGGAGGTAGCTGCCGCCTGCAGGTTCGGCGGTGCCAACGGCACCGAACTGGACGATGCCATGGCCAGGGCTGACTGACGAACTAGCCCTGTCTGAGACGCGATACCAATGGCGGCTCCCTCGCCGATGTTGCGCCCATAACCGATGAAGACCCGGCTCGGAGAGTGGATGCCCAGCGTGCCGGCGAACCAATCTTTAATTGATGTGCCGATGCCCACGATGCTGTCTTTCACCGAACCGGCCATACGGGTGATACCACTGACCAGGCCTTGCACCAGCATGCCGCCGAACTCGGTGAACTTACCGGGCAGCTCAATACCCAGGTAGCCCAACACCCCGGCGAATGATCTGTAGAACATCTCCAGCGGAGAAAAGGTGGTAATCAGTGCCGACACTCCGGCGATTCCGCCCTGAAATACCTTGGGTATCTCTCCGATAAGGACCAGCGCCAAGCGCAAGGGGGCCAGCATTGTGGAAAGTACATTGCCAACCACCCGGCCAAAACTCAGTCCTGCACTGCTTGCCTTGCCGAGTTCTTCACCAGACAGTTGCACGGGGATCAACAACTCACGGAACCACTGGATGGCCGGCTGCAACAACATGCCCAGTTCAGAGACCAGTGGTGCAATCGGTGCAAAGGCTGCGGAGAAGGCTTCGCCGATAGGCCCTAACCCTTCGATCAGGCCTTCGAAGAAGCCAGAGGTCCATGCCTTGATAGGCTCCCAGTACTTGTAGATAAGCAGCCCTGCGACCGCAATGCCGGCAATTCCGGCGATGATCCAGCCGATAGGCGTCGCCGCAATCACGCCGCCCAGCGCGGCAAATCCACCAGAGAGCCCATAAAGCACTCCGGAAAGGCGACTCGCTCCGGTGGTCACCGGGCCCAGGCTGGTGGAAAGCAGCATCCCCCTAAGTACCGTCCAGCGAGCGGAGAGTGCCGTCACGGTGGTGCTCATGGCATTCAGGGGTGACAGGGCCAAGTTGACTCCATAATGCAAACCTATGAAGGCCAACTTCCCGGCCAACAATCCGCCAGCCAGGCCAATGGTCCATTTGATCAGTTGGCCATTCTTCGAGGCCCAAACAGAGAATTGGCGAACTACCGGGATGACGTCTTTCAACAGTTCATTAACTGCCGGCAGAAGAGCATCGCTGAGAGTGATGCCTAGTTCATTCAGGCCAATCTGAAAGGCTCTAACCGAGCTGCCAGCAGTATCTACTCGTAGCGCAAAGTCGGCGCCAATAACATCCTGATCCGCAGCACTCTTGGATACCGACTCGATATCGGCGAGCTTGTCACGATTGGCCAGTAGCGGGCGCAAGGCGGCCATCACCTGCTGATCACGGAACAATTCACCAAGTTTGTAGGCCTCGTCCAACCGCTGGAGCGCTATGTCCCGCTCCTGGTCGTCCTTGATCTTCAGCGCCTCTTGGTACTTCTTCGCGGCTGCTGGCCCAGCGCTACCGAGGTACGTACCAATAGTGGCTAGCATCGATTTAAGAGGAGTCAGCCCCTGGACCGCTTGTTGCCGCATGCTGTCCTGAAGATCGATGCCCGCGTCCTTGAAAGACTTGATGGTGTCGGGAGTGGTCAGCTTTGAAAGAAGGTTCTGGAAGTTGTTCGCAGCCTGGTCACTGCTACCGGCACCCATCCGGGTAACCTGCAGAGCAGCCGTAAGCTCTGCCACCGCGTTCTTACCCTTCTGCCCCATGGCGCCATATTGAGCGGCCAAGGTCGGGAGCCACTTGGCCATATCTTGAAGTTCGAACTGACCTTCTTTACCCCCGGCGGCCAGCATGTTCATTACCGCCTTATAGTCTTGGGCGGTGATGTTCATGCTGTCGCGCAGGGCAATCGTTGACGCGCCAAGGTCCTCCATGCTGGCCTTGGTCGCGGTGGCCACCTCGGCCATGATCGGCGTGTATTCTTTCAGTGCCTGCAGGTCGCTGATACCACCGGCAACCAGCGTACCGACCCCGACGTTGACATCGCTTTGAGTCTGATTCTTGGCCAGTGCGGTACCCCGGACCATCTTGGCCAGCTCCGTTTCCTGGCTGGCGTCGAATCCCGCAGTGATGCGGATATCCCTTACTTCGTCCTGGAAGGAAATACCGGTACGCAGCGCCTTGACCAGAGGAGCACCAAGCACGGCAGCGGTACCGATGGTCTCCATGGCCTGGCCGCGCAGATCAGCGCGCTGGTTCTTGAGGGTTTCGCCTCGAGCGATGCTTGCGGTAAGCCGTTCTTGCTTCAGGCGGATCTGGTCGATGGTACGCCCGACCTCGTCGTACTGGCGGCGCATCCGCCCAATACCTGTGCCGCCCCTGGCCAGAGCAGCGGAAAGTTCGGCACCGAGTTGTTGCTGCTTGACGGTAAGACTGTCGGTGGCGCGGCCGAGCTGCTGCACGGTCGAGCGCGCCGATCCGAAGGCGGTACGGAGGGTGCCGCTGACGGCGGCGCCGATCTTGAGACCTACCAGGACTTCATTGGCCATTTTTTGCTACGCTGCCCGTATGTTCGAAAACGTCGCCAGTCGCACCGCTCGCATCCTTTACAGCCTGATCATGGGGCTGGGCGTTCTGCTGTTCGCCTGGACATGCCTGGCGAACTTGCCGCTCTGGGGCGCGGCGCTGGCGTTCTGCCTGGGCCTGCCTCTGCTGGCCCTGGTAGCCACCCCCATTGCGGCGGGTGGCTCTCTGCTGGTGGGAGTGACGGCGGGACTAGTGGCTACCGGTTTCGCATTCCTTCGGCGGCCTCGATGCGACGGTTGATCTCCCGCTCGCATACCTCGCACCACCGCCAATAGTCATCCATCTCTAGCCCGGCGATTTCACTCGGCTGCATCCGCAGCACCAGGAGCAGCGCTTCGTCCCAAGACTGCAGTACCGTCTCGGCCCGCCACCAGTTCCCGAAACACCTCGGTCACCGTTCGGCTGTCGGCGAGATCCAGTGTCTCCAGGTCTTCCAGGGTCAGACCGGTCATCTTGCAGAGCAGATGGTCCTCGATCACGGCTTCATCCTTGGAGTGGCGCTGCGCGTCGGCAAGGTCGCGGCGCTTGAGCCGACGGATAGCCAACTCCTCGATACGCTCGCCGCTGGCGGAGGTGAACGGGAAAAGCAGACGAATTACAGGAGGGGTGGACATGCTCGGCGCTCCAATGGGATATCAGTAAAGGAGTCCTGAGCATCGCGCTTGATCAGGGCGATGGCTTTTAATCGGGTTTAAAGAGAAGCTTTCGAAAACTCAAAAGGAAGAAGCATGGCTACGTCGAATATTGAACAGTTCAATTTCGTAACAGGACAGGTGCTCGCCACGCTCTACGAACACTTCCCCAAACCGATAGAGCTGAACGCAGAAGTAATAGGCGTTTCCATCCCTGAGTGGAAACAATGTGAAAGGAGCGGTCAGATGGCCGCCACCTCCGTGCATCCAGCGGAAGAGGTATTCTTTTACCACACGGTTCACTGGCTTGCCGAAGCGGGATATCTGGCCTACAAAAACACTTTCTTTAACTACCAGTTTTATGGGGCACGCTTGACGCCCAAAGGGCTAGAGGTACTTAAAGCGGTCCCCGAGTCACTAAACCAAGGACAGTCTTTCGGGGAGTCGCTAATGCAAGCATCGAAAGACGGATCGAAGGAGTTGCTGAAAGGCGTAGTCAGTGAAGCTCTAGGTATAGGAGCACGAATGCTGAGCACTCATTTCGGGCTACCTGGTGGATGACAGCAAAGAGAAGCCCCGCACAATGGCGGGGCTTCGGTTGCCGTCCTGGCCGCCCCGTCCTTGGGGCATTCCTCTCGTATCGCTCCTGGTCGCTATGCTTGGCCGATGTTGCGGCGATATCGCGCCAACTGGTCCTCGCCGTTGACCTTGAAGATGTTGGCCAGGTAGTCCAGCAGTAACACCTCCTCACCGTTGAGCACCTGGCGCACGTAGGTCGCCGAGAACGGCGTCTCCTGCTTCATCGCCTCGCGCGGCTTGTAAGTCCCCAGTCCGTACTCCTTGGCCATGATGGTCAGAGTGGTGACGAGCGGTATCTCGTCGACCAGGCCGCCGTTGTTGAACACCTGGACGTTGGAGCGCGCCTGCAACTGGACGGCCTTGAATGGGCTGGCCAGCTTGATGCCGGCTTCCTTGTAGAGGCTGTTCCAGGTGATCTTGCCCTCCAGTTTGTCCAGGCCATCCGGCAACTCGATCAGGCCGATCATGCCCAGGCCCTGGAAGTCGGACATCACGGCCTTGACCGTTCCCAGCTCGATCTCCTCGACCTTGCCGAAGAAGCTGTTGCCGTCCAGATACACAGAGCCGTTGGTGATGCGGTGAGCTACGAAGCCTGCCATTTATGCAGCCCCCTTCAGGTTGGCCAGGTATTCCCCGGTGATTTCGGTTTCGAAGGTACCGCGCTCGAACGGCAGCGGCACCGTCAGCTTGTAGTTGAACAGCAGGTGGCCCGACTCGATCTCCGTTTGCGGGTTGCGCGCGGGGTCCCACCAGCATTCGAAGCCGAGTAACGCGCTGTCGCCGATCAGCTTGCGGCCGAACAAATTGACGCTTTCGATGATGCTGTCGATCAATGCCTGGGTGACGGGCTGGTCCACGAACTGCAGCGAGGAGTAGCGGATCGATTCGTCGACTAGGTCCTTGGTACGGCGCACGTTCTCGAAGTTGCGCATGTGGGTCACCGTCGGCCAGGCGGCCGTGCGGTTGCCCCACAGGCGCAAGCCAGTGCCGAACGAGTTGAACACCGTCGTGATACCGGCCTCGTTCAACAGGTTGACCTCGCTGTTCGGGTCATCGACGCGGGCGGTGAGTGGGCGCTCCAGGCCGATGACGCCGAGTAGCTCCTGGTTGGAGCTGGACCACCAGTAGCCGTTGTCGTTGTCGACCTTGGCGCGCAGACCAGCGGCACGGATCGACAGTGGCTCCAGGCGCTCGCTGTTCGTGGCCGTGTCATAGACCTTGACGTGCGGATAGCACAGCCGCGCCCGGTCGCTGCTGGTGTTGAAGTTGATCGAACCGGACGGACCACGGCCGGCGATAGCCTGCTGCACGGTGGTGCCGATAGGCGCGTCGATGTAGGCGATACCCTGCATCTGTTCGGCGGCCGCGATCAGCTCAACGCTGACGCTGTTCAACGGAGAGAACCCCGGCGCGATGAAGATTTTCGGGAAGAAGCCGAACAGGTTGTAGCTGTCCGCGAACGCCTTCAGGCCGGTACGAAGACCAGCGGCGTTGACACTGCCGATGATGTCAGCAGGCGTCACCAAGCTCGGGTCGGCATAGGTGCATTCGACCTGGACCGTACCGCCCACCGGAATGGTGCCTCCGGCCAGGCGCTGCAGACGGCCGGTTTGCATGTCAACGCGATAGTCCACGTCCTTCGAGTACAGATTCTCACCGGCGCTGTCCTTGATCACGAGTGCGATCAGGGCGCCGTGCTCCAGCTGCAGCACGTCGTTGCTGTCGAACGACAGTGTCGTGGGCGGTGCCTGGGTGCGATGTACCGCCGGGTTGAGGACGTTGACCACCAGCACCGTACCGGCGCCGAAGTCATAGATGCCAGCGAGCGCCTGGGGGATGCTGAAGCCCGGCAGAGCCTGGCCGAACTGCGCCGCGTCCTGCTCATTCTGCGAGAGCACAAGCGTGTTCTGCGGGCCGGTCGGAGCGGTACCCACCAGGGCAATAACCGCCGATTTAACCACACGGATGGCGCGTGGACCGCGTTCGACCTCGATGGACTCGATGCCGTGAAGGTAATTGGCGCTCATTCTGGCTCCTTTTTCGTCCGGGTGCGGCGAGTACCGCTGGTGGATTCACCGGCCTCGCGCTGAGCGAGCGGCTCCAGGCGCTGAAGCGCCAGTAGCGTCCAGGTGTATTCATGGTCGGCCGGCAGCTCTGCCAGGCGGCCCGGACACAGCCGAACCTCCAGGAGCGTGCCATCGGCCAGGCGCAGCTCAACGCCACTGGGCGGGCCGTTGTAGTGATAGCGGGTCAGGCTCATTCGTCCTCCTCGAACCTCGCGGTAGTCAGCAGAGGACCGGTTTCCGGTCCCTGCACCTGCAGTTGGGTGGCACGGGTGGCGATGTCCACGGCGTACTGCCAGACGCCCTGGACGTGTCCCAGGAACTGTTCGGAAAGCGGGCGGCATGGGTTGTCGCAGTGCGGCGGATACCAACCGGTGAGGCTCTCGCGGATGCGATCCAGGTAGCTGGTCACCCCGTCCTTGCCGTTGAGCTGCCGAAACACCAGGGTCAGGCGGAACACCAGGTTGCGTTCCTGCAGCACGGCATCAGCCGCCTCGGGCTGGCCGAACTGACTGCGACCGTAGGCCAGCAGGATCGACCCACGCGGATGGTTGAGGCGGTAGTTGCCCGGTTGCTCCGGGAACAGCTCCACCGCCAGCTCGCGGCCAAAGTGCTCCTGCAGGCGTGCCAGCATCGCTTCCAGGAGACTGACGGTCTGAGTCTTCTGTGCCATCAGTAGCCCTTCCACAGATCGTCGCTGAACTGCTGACGGCGCGAGCGAACCTTGATTTCACCAGGTTCCGGCGCCAGTTCACCGGTTGGCATGCCGAGGGTGACCGCGCCATCCCGGATGCTCTCCAGCAATCCGATGGTGTTCTTGCGGCTGTCCTTCACCGCATCCGGGATGGCTCCCTCCGGTCGGCGCTGGTAGAGCCAGTGCCTGGCCAGGTACACCACTGCATCCCGCAGCACGGTCGGCACCGGATCGAGCGGCAGGACGTAGCGGCCTCGCAGATAGCCATCCACCAACTCCTCGGCCTGGCGGACGGCTTCCAGGATCACGCTCTCATTGGGCCGCTCGGCGGCAGAGTCATCATTGGAGAGCTGCAGCAAGATGTTCTCCGGAATGGCACTGCCGATGTCGGCACGGGTGCAGTAGCGCATGGTCAGATACCGCGCACGATGCGGATGATGTCGCCGGCCGTCGCCGCCGCATCCAGAGCGGTACCGTTGCTCTTGCCCTCTGCCAGGGTGACGGCGCGGCCGGAGGCATCGGCTTCCACCTCGGCGCCGGCCGCGACGGCTCCACCGGCAATGACCAGGCAGATGCCTAGGACATCGACCGGTGCCACGCTACCGGCCTCGGTGTCGGCCGCAACCGTGCCAAGCGACTTGGCGCCGGCCGCACACAGGCCACCATCGAGGCCGGCAAAGAGGAAGCGCGGGAGATCCACCAGGGCGACCACCGAGGTGGTGAGTACAGGTTGTTTCGTCTTCACGGGTTACCGTCCTACCGGCTGGATGCAGCCGGCCTTGAGCAAGGAATAGGCGTCGTCCTCGTTGAGCCAGAGGCTATCGCCTTCGGTGTACAGGTCGGCGTTGTGCAGCACGTCGGTGCGGCCAGTGACCAGGTATTGCTGCTTTTCGGGCTCCGGTGCCGGGTCGTTGTTCTCGGCACTGGTCTTTTCAGCAGCACCGTCGCTGTCGGCCTGACCATCGCTCGGCGAAGGAGCGACCGGTGCCTCCGGCACCTGTGCGCTCTTGTCGATCAGGGGCTGGTCATCCTTGGCTTTCTGCGTGTCTTTATCTTGGGGCTGGGTCTTCGCGGCCATGGTCACCTCAGGCGTTGATGTCGGAGATCAAGTAGCCAGCGTCGGCGCCAACGACCACCGGCTTATAGATGTCGGTGTTGCGCACGTAGCGCACCTTGCCGCCAGCCGTGTCGAAGGTATCGATCTCGGGCATGCCCTTGCGGCGCAAGGTGTAGCCGAAGCTCGGCTCCTCGTAGTTGGACTTGGCGCCGCCCTGGGGCTTCGCCACGTAGGCCAGCTGCAGGCTGTCGTTCCAGATGTCGCCGAACGTACCGGTGTTGGCCAGCGCCTCACCGATGTGGATGTCCGGCACACCGAACAAGGCCTTCAGGTGCTCCAGGGTGATCAGCTTGCGCTCGTTGCTGCCCAGCGCTTCCTGCAGCTTGGGGTGGAACTTCAGCGAGGCGTACACCGAGGCGCCCATGGTGATGGTGTTCGGGCGAACGCCGATGCGACTGCGGATGACTTCCTTGCCATGCTCAACGACCTGGATCGGATCGCCGCCGCCGTTGCTCCATTGGCTGGTGCCGGCCAAGGTGACCTTGGCGCCGGACAGGTAGGTGTTGGGATTTTGGGCCAGCTTCGCGCAGGCCACCTCGCGGCGCAGGTCGATCACGTCGACGACGCGACGAGAGGCGCGGGCCTCGGCGTCGAACATGGACTCGTTCTGCTCGCGGTAGTCCACGGGATAGGCGATGTCGTGCTCGCGCAGTACCACGTCCAAGCCGTCCAGGTCGTCGGGGTTCATGATGTTGGATTGCGCCCGGATCGCGCGCTCGGTCTCGTAGACCTCGAAGGCTTCCTTGCCGAACAGCGGGATGGTTCCGGCTTCCTTGTCCATCTCCGCAATCGGGAACAGCGCTTCGGCGATGAACTGGGCATTGCGGTAGCCGCGCGCCAGGTTGGTCAGGACCGGATCGACGACCCGGAGTTGCTTCAAACGATCTGCCATGGTTGCTCCTGCGGATCAGATGAGTTGGCGCACGGCCGACTCGTAGGGGATGTTCTTCTCTGCCGCCAGCGCGGTTGCTCGCTGGTGCAGGTCCAAACGGTCGGGGTCGGTGTTCTTCTCGGCGAACTCCAGGTCAACCGCTTGGCGGCTGGATGCCTGGCGTTCCTTGCTGGCTTGTTCGGCGAAGTCGAGCTGCTTGGGCAGATCGGTGAAGATCGCCTTGAGGCCGGTGACAACTGGCTGGCGGGCATCCCCCTCGCCGAACTCCAGGGGCTGCTCGCCGTCCTCGGCGAAGTCCAGGGCTGCGACCAGCGCGGCGGCATGCTTGGGCAGCAGGCGTCCTTCCTTGATCAGCCCCTCGGCGAACTCGACGTTGCCAGCGTGGCGATTCTTGCGCTCGGAGTCCCGCTGCGCGTCCTGGTGCTGTTTCAGCTCGCGCTGGAGCCGTTCGTTTTCCGCCTTCAAGGCGGCCGCTTGCGCTTCATCCACGGAAGATTCCTCGGTGGTGGTTGGGGTTGGGTCGGAAAATGCGGGAGAGCGAGGTTCGTCGCGGTGGCCCGCTTCGGCCAGGCTGTCGATCTCCCAACTGGGAGCGACCTTGTCGGCGGTCTCGATACCGCGCTCGCCGATCAGCCACTCGCGAAACTTCCGCCAGAGGCTCGCACCGACCTCGTGGCCGAAGTCGGAGAACTCGATCTCCACGACGCCTTCGCCGTCATCGAATTCAATGTCGGAAAGCCCCTTGATGGCGGGAGGCTGGGCGCCGAGGAAGCCGATATGGCGCAGGTAGTAGACGCCAGGCTTCGGGTTACGCGGGTCGGTCGGGGCGTACCAGGACGCAGAACGCGGATACCAGGTGCCAGCGGCTACCCCTTCGGCGAAGTCGTTGTGCAACTGCACGGGGGTGGCAACAGCCTCACCCTTCGAATTACGGCTGATGGACCCGACCCAGCCATAGGCCGGCCCGTTGTCCTTCGGGTGGCCGATAACCAGTGGGGCGCGATGCAACGCCGGGTCGTAACCGGCAATGGCGGCATCGAGATCGGCTTCGGAGAACTCGACCTGATGCCCCCGACTGTCCAGGTGCCGACCGGCACGGAAGAACGGGATGCTTTTCATGGGCTGTGCGCTTGGGTGGTAGTACATGGAGGCACAGCCTGGCAGCCGGAATCGGCCGAGGCTTTTAATCGGGTTTAAAGATTCAGAAGCGGATCGATAGCAGGGGACGTGAAGTGCAACGCGAGCGCGGCACGCAGCGTAGCTTTATAAAGCTTTACGACGCCGTAACACGCCGCGAACGCAGTCAGGAGGATGAACCGGAGCGCCTGGGGTATTTCAGCGCTCCTAGGGGCATTACAGGCGAGCGGCTCTTTCGAGGTGGGAAAGCGCCAGATCCAGGATAGCCTCTTCGGCTTCGGACTGCAGGTTACCCTCGGTGTCCATGGGCAGATACGGTCGCGCGGGAATGTCGCCCCACAGATGCGGAAAGTCTTCGCGGCGCCCACCGAAGAACATCATGGCGGCATAGGGCTTGTTGCTGCCGACCAAGGCGCTGCTGTCGGTTGCCTGGGTGGGGATCGAAGCGGCCAGGCCCCCGGCGGGACCTGCAGCATCTGTCCCGGCCAGGTCCTGGCCAGCTCGCGGCGATTGGTCGTGACCTCCGATAGCGCCGGCCATGGTTCGCCACCCTGGCCTTCGTTCTCGAAGTTCTCCTCGGTGATCGAGGCCAGCTCGGCGGCAATGCCGCGCATCAGCGGTGCCAGCTCGCCAACCGCCCACTCCACACGAGCGAGCGCCTGCTGGACACGCTGGTGCTCCAGGTCGATGTTGATCATTCGGACTCCTTGCGCTTGAGTGCGGCAGCCAGGCCGGTGCCAGGGCTGTGATTGAAGCCGGGGTCGGTTCGGAACGACCTACCTCGACCGGTCTTGACCACCGTCACATCGGCGGTGCGGATCTCGCCAGTGCGCTTGTTGACCCCGGTCTCGACCGTTTCCTGCTGGACGTGGCCGGCGCTGCTCTGCGCGGTCAGGCCCCGGCGCTTCATGCCGGACTCGCTGATGGCCGTCACACGGCAGCGGCAGTTGAACCCGTTCGGTGGATAGATCGAGGACCAGACCGGATCATCGTGTCGATACACAACGCCGTTGAGTGCGGCATGGCTGGGGCGGGTCTTGCCATCCATGATCGCGACATAGCGCCAATAGGGATGCGTGTCCGCTGACTCCTCCATGGCAGCCTTACGGCCGGCCATGTAGGCGCTCTGCAGGTTGGTCTGGTAGATGGTCTTGAGACGGTACGGGCTGCCGAGCTGGACCAGTTCGGCATTGCCGTCGCCGTCGACCAGGACCTGCCTGCCCCACCAGCCTTGACGCTCCAGGACCGGCTGTAGTTCTTCGATGAACTGCTTCAGGGTCTTGCCTTCCTGCAAGGCGCGCTCCAGGGCTTCGCGAATATCCGATAGCACGTCCAGGCGCATGGCCTTCGCCACGGTGAAGGCGCGGTCGTGAGCGGAGTCGAGCATTTCCTGCCAGTCCCAGGTGATCGCGTAGCCCTTGCGCTTGAGGTACTCGATTGCGGCGGCGGGCTCCAGGCCGAAGATGGCCTTGAGGTCGGCCGGGTTCACAGGTGTCGGGGATGCCATCCTCAGTCCTCCAGATCAGCGGACGCACTCAGACGGCCCCAGGTGTCGGCCATGAACATCAGGCGAGCCAGGTTCGCCTGTAGGGCGGCAGCATCCAGGTCCGGGCTGGTCTCGGCCAGCAGGCCGAGCACTTCGGACTCATCGCGCCCCTGCTGCAGCGCCTCAATCACCGGCAGCAGCGCTTGCTCGGCTTGCTGCTGCAGTTCAGCCGCAGCCAAGCCATCGATGGCCTGGTCCAGGGCGTACTGGTCGAGAACCGGACGTACCGCCGCCTCGGCAAATTCGGTCGTGTCCGTGTCCGTGTCCGGGCCGGCGCCGTCGGTGCGAGGTCTCCGGCCTGCAGGTTGTAGGTTCTGGCCCAGTACTGCGCGGTGAAGCGGACGCCGGATTCGGTCAGCGACTTGTCGCGCTCGGCCAGGGTCTTATCGATCTGTTCCTGTTCCCACAGCTCGTACACAGGAGCCTCGACGTTCTCGCCGAAGTTGAGATCGACCACTAGGCGGATGGCGGCATTGAGCGCAGCGGCCACGATGCTGGCATCGCCGTCGCGGATGTCGTCTGTGACATCGAGGCCAGCCTGGGCGCTGGCTCGGGTCGAGGTCGCCTCGGTGGTTTGGTTCTGACCGAGCAGCGCCACGTTGATCTCGCTACGGCAGTACATCAGCAACTCACGGTAGACCTCGGCGCTACCGGTCTTGCCGGCCGCTTCCTTGATCTCCACGCTGGAGTCGTTCGGCACCACCGCCACCGCGTCCTGGACCATCTGCTCCAAGCTGTCCAGCAGCTCGTCGGTTTCCTTGGTCGATGCGCTGCGCGGGTGCTTGCCGATCAGCCAAGGGCTGCCGTACTTCTCGGTGAACTGGACCCAGAAGCGCAGCCCACCCTTCATGAAGACGACCGGCCAGAAGCACATCGACAGATCGGCGAAGCCATAGGGGTTGTTGTAGGTGGCGTCCTGCCGGGCCACGACGAAGCGCTGCGGGTCGCATAGCTCGCCCTGGATGCCCGCGTCACGGGCGCGAAAGCGCAGGCGGTTGTCCTGGTCGTAGAGGAACCATTCGGCCGGTTTGCCCAGCAGGTCCTCGGGCACCAGGTGCAGGCCCACGGCCTTCCACATCAGCTCGACCGGTTGGTACCCGAACAGCGCGGCGTCGAGCAGCTCACGGACGATGCGGTCGAGATCGAGGTCAGCCAGCCAATCCCGAACGAATCGTTCGACGCGGACCGGGGCCTGGCCACGCTTCAAATCACGCTCCAGGGCCAGCACCGAAGACTTGCGGCGACGGATGTTGCCCCCGACCAGCGCGGCGCTGCGCAGATCGCGGTAGACCTTGATGTCCTTGCCCTGCGCCTTGAGGATCGGATCCGGGTTGGGCAAGTACATGCCCAGCGCCTGGGCATCGAAGCTGCGGCCACGACTGGCAATGTGGTCGGTGAGGCTCTTGTCGCGCTTGGCCTCGGCGAAGTGAACGAACTCGGTGGGGGTGACCCACACGCCTTGGTTGCTCATGCGTACCCCTGAGTGATGCGGACCGCCATACGGCGGCGACGGGACTTGACGGTAACAGGGCCAGAGGCCACCTCCAGGGTGGCGAAGTTAGCCAGGGCGGCGGCTCCGGCAAAGTCGCCGTGCCGGTAGAGGTCCGGGTCCTTGAGGTCCTGTTGGCGGGCCTTGACGATCATCGGAATGCCGTCGACGGTTTCGATGGCGCGGATGTCCTGCTGCAGCGAGTCATCCTTGGGCAGGGTGATGGTGCCGTCTTCGAACAGGCCGACGAAGCGCGGCATCCAGGCGCCGTACCAGGCTCGCGAAAGCTTCACCTGCTGGATGCGTTCATGGCCGAACTCGTCGGCGGTATCCTCGGCCAGGGTCTCGCCGTTGCCGGAGGCATCCAGGGCAGCGCCCATGAAGTTGGGCAGCGTGCGCAGGATCGTGAACAGCACCTGCTGTTGCTGGCGGGTTGGCACCTTGTGCATTTCCACCACGAACGGGACATCCCGATGCCGCTGCTGGTCGACGGACATCGGGCAGATGATCGAAAAGTCGCGATGCCGGGCATAGTCCATGCCCAGGAACCACCGCACCTCCGGGTCGAGCTGCTGCAACAGCAGCACCAGGTGCTGTTCGATCCAGGCCTCGATCCAGGCTTCGCGGCGGTAAACCGGTTGCAGGGCGAATCCCTCGTCCAGGGCCAGGCGCAGGACTTCCCGGCCTGGGCGCATGGCGTCCTCGATCCACACGCCTGGCACGCAAACGCCGTTGCCGTCGCGAGGTATCGCGTCCAGTTCCTCGCGCATCTGCGCCTTACGCGGGCCGTAGGCGTTGCGGATCGACTTGTACCAGGCTTCCTTGCCTTCGGCCGAGGGTTCCTCGCCGCGCATCATGCAACGCCGCTCGTAGAGCCCGTTGGCTACCGCGTCGTCGAAGGTGGCCTTGAACACCACGGCGGCATCGCCGTAACGGCCTTCCTGGATGTCGGCGATCATGCCGTTGAACGGGTTGGACTTGCCGTTGTGGGTGCTGATGATGACGATGCGGCCGCCCCAGATCAGCAGCGCGGTCGCGGCATCGAGCACCGCCGAGACGTTCCGGTGATAGGCGGCTTCGTCGATGATCACCTTGCCCTGCAAGCCGCGCAGGTTCGCCGGGTTGCTTGACAGCGCGACGATCTTGAAGCCGCTGGCGTAGCGAATGCGGTAGGCGTTGATCTGGCGGGTGTTGCCGGAGTCGTCCTGGTCCTCGAACAGGAACTCCTCGATCTCACTGACACCGGAAGCCTGGGCCTCGGCGATCACGCGGGAGAACTTGGCGCAGTAGCCGATGAACTCCAGGCCTTTCTCCTTCGTGTCGCCGACATAGAACACGTCCATGCCGCCAGCGCTGCGGCGCGAGGCGGCCGTGATCACCGAGTCCAGCGCCTCAGCGAAGGTGATGCCCGTCCGGCGTCCCTTCTCGCACAGTTTGATCTGCGCCTGAATGGCCAGCCAATCGGCCTGGTGCGCCATGAGCAGACCTTCCGCGATGGGGTTGTACCCCTGCGGGATGGCGCGCACCGACTCCGGCAGCTCGTCCCACTCGACGACCCGGAGCGTGCTACTGCTCGGTTTGACGGCCGGGGCGCTCACACTTTCACCCCGAGGAACTTCTGCCGCCAGAACAGCGCCTGTTCCTCGTCCATGCCGCCGCTACGGACCTCTGCGTCCAGTTCAGCGGCCTGTTCCTGGAGCAGCCGTTCGCGCGCCGCTTTCTCGATGGCCTGGCGCTCCTTCACGCTGAGCGTCCTGGCTTCCATCGTCGCCTTGGCGGCGCGGGCCAGAGCGGCAACCTCCTTGATGGTGACGTCGTCCTTCTCATGGGCGCCCATGGCGGCCTGATAGGTCAGGGTCGAAACTGCCTCGACCAGGAGTGCGCCGGTCTTGTCGCTGGCGTCTTCGCCCAAGGCGCCGACGAAGGCTTCTGCCTGCTCGCGGTGCTGGCGGGCTTTCTCGGTCAGCTGCTCGAAACCGATCTTGAAGCGACCGAGCGCGCTACGGCTGGGCACCTTCTCGTTGGGGAAGCGGGAGCGCAGGTCCTCGATCATCTGGTCGAGGGTCATCCGGTCTTCGCGCAACAGCTTCTGGAGATAAGCCTTGACCACGGGAGGCAGGCGGTTGACTGAGGATTTGCCCGCCATGTCAGGCTCCCGGCCGCTTGATGCCAGGCACCCGTGCGCGGCCAGTTGCTACGTCCTGGCCGCGCTCAGTGAGCGTAGCCACCAGGACCGCGCCGATATCCTCCAGCTTGACCAGCCCCTGCTCGGCCAGCCAGGCAAGCTCGCTCTTCACCTGGTCACGGCTGGCAGTGTGGCCGTAGTGATCCAGGGCGGCGTTCAGCATGGAGCTGTTCGCCCGATAGCCTGGCATTTCCGACAGCAGGCGCAGGATCACCAGGCGCATGTCCTGGCGCAGGAATTCGGCATAAGGCGTCATGGTCTCTCTCGCAGCAGATAGTCATTGATGCGGTCCACCGCACGGGTCAGGCCCTGCATGGCTGTCAACTCGGCACGAACCGCTTTCATGTCGCCGAGCAGCTCAGTGATCGCCGCCTGGTCCGGCAGGTGTTGCACGGCGGCCTCCAGAGCGATGATCCGAGTGCGTAGCTCCAGCAGCTCACGGCTGCTGGCGGCCTGCCGGTTGGTGAGCCAGGTGTAGATGCCGAGGACGGTCATCACTACCCATTGCACGCTGGAAAAGCCCAACTGCATGTCCGTCAAATCCATTGCGGTCCTCGCTTCTGCAGGTGCTCCAGGTACTGCTTGCACTCGACGCAGTGTTGCGTCCCCGGCTCGGCCTGACGGCGCGCCTCCGGAATCGCGTCACCGCATTCGTCGCAGCGGTAGGCCGAGGGGCCGGAACGGCGCTGGTGGCTCGACAGATGAACCTCCAGTGCGGCCTCAGTGAAATCGTTCTGTTCGGTACAGCGGTCTACAACGTCCATATCGGGCTACTTCCCTTCCTGCAGATCGAGCAACTGGTGGAGCTGGGCGGCGTTGCCGAGCGCCCAGCGGCCGTAGTCCTGGGCGTGAGCCAGGATGTCGGCGGGAGTGATGCCGCTTTCCAGTAGTTCGGTGTCAGCGCCGGGGGCGGCGCGGGGCGCTTCTTCAGCGACGGTGGTACTACCAGAGGTTCGAGCGGTGGGCAGATCGGCGCCGAGGGCGGCGTTGTAGTCGCGCAGCCAACCACGAGTGAACACACAGCGAGGGATAGCAACAGGCGCGACATCAGGCGCCGGCCGGTATACGGTCGTGACATGGGGGATTCGCTCCTGGAGCTGCCGTTGCGCATCGGCCAGCTGCTGCTGCGTTTGCTGCATGAGTTGTTCGGCCTGATCGGCGCGAGCGATCTGCTGCCGTAGCCGCAGAGCACCTTCATCTGCAACTGCGGCACGTTGCTCGGCATACTCCAGGCGTAGGGCCGTCAACGCCTGGTCACCTTCGGCCTTGGCCGTCGCATAGCCGACACCCCGCTGAGTGCTGCCGTAGATGTACAGCGTTGCCGCATAGCCGATGACCACGACCAGCGGCCAACTGCGGCGCAACCAGCTAAGCACGGCCATGGTGCCTCCTACGGTTCCGAGCCTTACGGGCAGCACGTCGGGCGGCTGGCACGCCTGAGTGGCCAGGCCGCCCCGTATGCAGAGGCTGGGGGCGGTACCAACTGGCCGCGACTGGCACTGTCCAGGACGGCCTAAGTAGCAGTATCAGGTGCGAAAACAAGCGAGTGAGGAGTTTCATGGTTCCTCCTCGGTGTCCGGTGGGCCTTGCCTGATCAGGCGAGCGGCGAACAGCAGCATGGCCAGCACGCTGTTGATCGAGGCGTACAGGGTCGGAGAGAGTTGGGCCTCCCACATCGGCAGTACCGTCGCCTGCAGGAAACCCAGCAGCGCGATGGCAATCGCCAGCTGGACGCTATGCAGCTTCCAGCAGCAGTGGCAGTTGTCGATCAGCTTCATGCCGGCTCCCCGTGGTAGGCGCCAGCAACGATGCCGGCCAGGTGCAGGCCTTCGTTGATCAGTCCCTCGCCGTACCAGCTCCCTTCCGGAAGCGGGCCGGGACCGTTCTCGTGCCTGACGATGGCCTCAACCAGGGTGCGCATGGTGCGGTAGTCGTACACGTCGATACGCGCGTCGGGGGCCACACCGACGCGGGCAGCGACCTGGCGGATGTAGCTCTCGGTGTTGTTCTCACTCGGAGGCGCCCAGCGGCTGATGATCTGGCGGATCGTGCGCAGGGCGTGCTTGTCCTGGTAGGTGATCAGCGTGCGAGCAATGGCTCGGATGCCCCATTGGGGGCCGGTGAACTGGACGAACGCGGAATCGTTCTGATTGGCCGACATACCTTGCCAACGGGTGCCCTTGGCGTGGCGGATGTTGCCGGGATTGAAGTTACGGATACCGCGCGGGGGATTGGATCGCAT